TCCTTGGTGTAACCTGCGTATTCCATATTTTTAGGAGCAATAGAAACTAACCTATCATTTGCCTTTGGTCTAAATCCACGTTTTATAGCTTGTGTTGTACTTATTGCTTGTCCTAAACTTCTACCTCCTTTTCTTGCATATAATCTCCTAGTCCATCTGTGCTGACACCGAGGTCCTCCTTTGTATAGCCATATTGAATATTCTTTGTCGCCACCACCAAATCCAGGATTTAATTCTTGGCTATTCATATTTAAAATATTCTCTTTGGTATATATTTTATTTGCCAACATCATTAGCCTACAAAATTCTCTACTTTCTCCCTCTGCAATACCAGGTGCTTGTGTGTATTTGTATCTTACTAAAAATTCTGTACCTTTTTCCTTTTTAGATTCTCCGTCTTGTTCACTTGGACGATAAGGAGTTGCCTTTCCTACTTTTGCTAAGTTTTTAATCTTATCAAGGATTGTATCTTCTTTTGGTTTATTAAGAGATAAAACTACATTGTCTAAAGCATCTTCCAATTCATAATCTACCTCTGCTTCGTGTACTAAATCATAACCTAATAATAGTTCTTCTTCATCTTCTCCTATTTCATTTATCTTTAACATTATAGGATTGTCGTTACTCATCTTGACACCAGTTTCTTCTTCTTGTGTTTCATCATCAACAAGCTCACTATCTATTTCTGTAAACTCTAATGGTTGTAATGTTTTGAAATATAAATTAAGTGATATATCATTATAAGATAATATTGTATCAAATGCATCTAATAACATTTCTTGGAAAGGTCTTATAACTGTATTATCCATTAAGGTCGATGCAGTTTTTAATTCGTCAGCATTGTTTCCTAAACCACTTTGGTCTTTAATACCTAATAGCATAGGACTTACAATTCTATGACTTATCATTATCTTTCTCATACTTTCATCAGAAAGGAATTGATATTGTTGATGTGCATCACTTAACTGTACCGCTTCAATGTTGCTTTGTGTTTCTGTGCTATCATTAAAACTTAATATGAATCTACCTGCATTAGAACTACCGCTATACTTTTCATATATTTTACGCTCTATTAATTCTCTTTCCTCCTCGTTAGGTATTCCGTTGTTAAAGTTAATTAACATACTTGGAGCTAAACCATTCATAATATTATTGATATGATAGTTTGCTATTTCTTCTTCTAACTCTGCATATTGTAATCCACCTTGGTAATCTACTGGACTGAAATAATAATGTCCTGCAACATAAGGCTTTACATAGAATATTTCAATAGATTCCTTACTTGTGCCATAAGCGGGTATTCTTTTTGGTTGCTCACTTGGTTTTATATTCTGCCAATCGTGATGATAATAAAAACCTTTTATTTCTCCGTCTTCATCTGCCTTTTCCATAGCCAAAGTTTCAACTGGCATATGTTCTATTTGAGCAATTTTATTTCTGTCTTTAGAATATATAACTTGAATAGCACATTGACCCATAAGTTTAAGGTCATATACTAATTTTCTTACACAATCTTTTTTTAATAATACTATTGCTTGTGCAAATTCATTTGGTTGTTTATTACTATCAGTAGCATCTATACCTTTTCCATATATCATTTGGCTTACACCATTTATGATAGCATTGTTTGTAGGACTTCCTTTATATCTGTCTAATAAAAAATCAAAGTATTCATTATTGTGTCCGTAGGTAACCCATTCCTTATTCTTTTGTACTTTAATATCTGGAGAAACATAATTACTCAAATTAACTATATTAATCTTACCTTGTTGTTTCTTCTTTGTCATAATACTATGTAATCGTTATTGCTCGTTTGTTGCTCAACATATTCTCCATTATTAATTGAATATAAATTGCCATTAACTTGCGAAATAGTTTGATTAGTAACAAATAGTTTGTCTTTATATAAAACTTCACTATCTGAATTCCTTTTAAATCTTAAAGTATAAAATCTATCTTCTTTTAAATCAGAAAAAGCTACCACTCCTTGTATATAATCTCCTTGTCTTATAAAAGATTCAGAAGTACTTGTGGCATTGATTCCAGTAATATCATCAGTTAATGTTAATGATACTCCAGTAAGTAAATATACTCTTGGAATAAAATACAAATTTTGTACGTTTGTGCTTGTTGAAAATACAATCATACTAATATAACGATAAAAGTAAATCTTTTTGCAAAACTATTAAAAAAAAAGCGACCCCAAAAGGTCGCCTTAATTTACAAATAAAAACTAATCCTAAATATCTGCAATATTTGTACTTGAAACTGTTACTCCTGCAGTTGCTAATGGAGTTGCATCTCCGAATTTAATAAAGTTTGCAGGTTTCTTCTCCATACCTTGTAATGTTAAAGTATATCCACTCATATCTCCCATTGCGGCACCAGTTACAACTGTTCCACCATTCACATCAGCACCAAATTCTCTACCTACTAATAAGAAATTTCCATTGTTATCCTCAACTATTACGTGAGGTCTTGCTACTGCAAGTAATGCTAATTCTTGATTAGATTCTGGTGATAACTTTTTAAAAGTTAAATTTACTATTTGGTCGTAAAATGTAGTTCCATTCTCTCTACTTGAAGTAATAGTTTGCTCTAAAGAGCTATTACCTTTAACTGCAAATTTAAAAGCAGTTGGAGTTCCCGCAAAACTTGCTACCTCATCAGCATTTGAACTATCTGGAGTAATTGTTCCTAAAGTTCCAAAGTCAATAAAATATATTGCTTGAACACCACCTACTGCATCTTTGCAAGGTTCTGTTCTTCCTTTTGTTAATAAACACGCCATATTTTTTTGTTTAAAAAAAAAGGTAGGCAAGACTATTCCAACCTACCCTTTTATGATTAATATAATTATATTATAATGATTGTAGTACTAAATCACTACCAATTCCATACTGAACACCAGATGTAAATCTCATTACAATACGAACATTCTGACTTCCGTCAATATCTGCCATATCTATCAATTTAACTTCATTGTGGTCTGATAACAATCCAGTACCGAAATACAAGTTTGAAGCTTCTCCTGCAACAATGTGATTAACTGGCATACCTGGGCAAGTTTGAAGTTTGATTCCCTCAAAAGATAATGCGTTACCCATATTGTACCACATTTGTCCTTTGTCTTCATAACCTGCAGCTCCTGCACCTTGTGCAGAAAATCCTCCTAATGCTCTCACATATGTTTGGTGTACGATTTGAGGAACATAGATAGTTAAATCTTCTTTTCCATAAATTGCACTTGGTATAGCATCTACAACATTTCCTAAAAGGTCTGTTATGTTAGTAGATGTGTAAGCAGTTTGAGTTGCACCTGCTGAATTAGTTACTGCGGCATCATTTACTGTTCCGTCGTTTGCTAATGTTACTGTGAATCCGTCAAACTCTCCTGGGTTACCATTAACACCTTGCCAGATATTTTTTTCAGTTTTTTCAGCTACCTTAGCAACAACGTGTCCTAAAATGTAATCTGAAAATTCTGGTGGCAAGTTATCAAAAGCAGAGTAACCCATTTGTACTGCTTCCCAATCAGCTCTAAAATCTTTCTTACAAAGCTCTAGGTTTACTTGAAATTCTTCTGGTTGTAGTACTCTTTCTTCTAAATCAAAAGCATCAGCAGTAGGTGTGAAACTACAATCTGCATTGGCAATAAATCCATTGACATCTTTTAATTTTTTTAATACTTCTTTGTATTTTACATTTGGCTTAATTGTGATTGCACCCTCTGCCAAAGTTTTACCAGACAAAAGTGCCGCTGAAATATACTTTCCTGCGAATTCTCCTGCATAGGTAGATGTAATTGTTTGCATTGACGCATTACCTGCGTATAGGTTTACTTTTTTTGTACTCATTTTCTTAGTTATTAAATTTTTGAAAAACTGTGTCTAAAATACTCTTTTGTCTTTTTGAGGCAAAACGTACCATTTCTTTTTTTGTTGAAGTCTTTTCTGGACTGTGCTTTAAAGGTTGTGTTGCTGGTTTAGATAACTCCTCTTTCAATTCATTAGCTTCTTCCTCCTCTTGGCTCATTTCTTCTTTTTCGTCTTCTTCTTTGTCTCCGTATCCTGCTTTGATTTCGTCAATCATTTGCTTGATTTCTTCAACTGCTAAAGAAAATTCCTCTTTAGAAACGTACTTTAATTCTTCCTCATCTACGATTTCTTCATCTTCAACTACTTCTTCTTCTGTTGTGTCAGCGAAATTGGCAATTACACCCTCTTCTTTTACAACTAAAGTTCTGTTGTCTTCTAATTCATACTCTCCTACTGGAAGTGCAACCTTTTCATCTTCAGTAACAATAAAAATAGATTCGCCACTTTCAAACTTATCAGCTTCTAATAAAGTGCCATTCTCTAATTTCAATTGCTCCATTTTTACTTCAAGACCAAGAACTGCCTTGACCTTATTAAGTGTGTTTGTAGCATTATTCATAAAAAATTATTTTATAGTTTAACGATTAATTATTCTCATTTTGCGTTTAAGCATCTTAAATAGAGCCAATTCCTTGTGCTTGTAAACTTCCATCACAACATTTGCGACTATATGTATTATCTTCACACAAACAAGCTCTTTTACCATTCTTAGGACTTGTCCTACTTGGTGTTTTAAATTTCAATCTTTTAATTAGTTTTTTTATCATTTTATTTTTACACAATTAGGTACCATTCTTCCGTCTAATTCTTTCATACCTATCATTTCATATCCGTCCCAACAAGGATTATCGTCTTTATCTAAATCCATTTCGTGAGCTTCACAAGGCATATACCATATAGTTCCCTCAACATCGTGAGTGTGATGTCCTTTGCAACCTAAATCTTTTGCCATTCTTTCAGCTTCTTCTTGTGTTGAGTATGCTAATCTGTTTCCTATAATAGCATAACTTTCATTTACAACAATAGGTTGAACTTCAAAAATAGCCAACACCTCATCTAATAAATCTTGGTCTGTTTTTTCTGTTTCTTGTAAGTCGTCTTTTATAGTTTTGTCTTGTGGTCTTTCAACCTTATCAGCAAAATAACCCTCAATAGAAAAACCTTTTACCTTACCAGTTTTAACATAGTCATTCCATATCTCATCATTATCTACCTTTACACTTCCCATCCAAGTTCCTAAAGGAACGTCCATACCAAATGAATTTGATTTGTCATTCTCTTTATCCTCAACTATCCAACTCTCAACAAGTGTCAAACCTTGTATTTTAGATTCGTGTTCTAAAGTAGAATTACTTTGATGTCCTTGCTTCAAATATAATTGTGATGCTTTCTTAACTGTATCTCTGCTGAAATAAATATAATATTCTTCCTCACCGCTCTTTCTAAATATAGGTTTGTTAGGAATAAGGACTGGACCAATTAGTATTTTTCTGTCCTTGTCTTGTTCAGCAAATTTAAACTCTTGTGTTTTTAAAGCAACAAAATCTTCTTCTATTGCAGGGTATTCCACTACTGAAATTGCTTCAACAAAATTATCTTGTTCTTCGTCTAATATTAATTCTACTATTTTCATATTCTTATAACGATTTATTTTATTTTTTTTGCATTTATAAAGTTGCTCCCTCTATTATTCCATTTTCTAAACTCTGTGCAGTAGTAACATCATTAGCCACTACATATGCTTGAACTGGTTCTTGTGTCTGACTTGCAACTGCATCAGCTAATTGGCTTGTTTCCGTTGCACCTATTATATTAAAACTTGGAGGTGCTGGAGATGCAGAGGGTGTAGGTGCAGTTCCACCACCACTTGCCCTTGGTACTTTAATGGTATTTATTTCTTTAACATTTTTAAGACCTGCCGCTATTTCTACCGCCATAGCTAATGCCGCTCTTACTGGAGCATCTGGAGTTGGTATAGCTAACTGGCTTGTTCTTGCTTGTTGTGCCGCTAAATAGGTCTGTATTAAAGCCGCTGCACTTGCTGCCAACTTACCTGCTTGGGTTTCTTTACCAATTAAATTACCAACCTTACCTAATGAATTAGCAAAACTCATAGCCGCGGCAGCCTTAGCCTCTGATTCTCTATTTGCAATTTCAGTTCTTGCATCAGAAAATTGATTTGCCAATTCTGTCCTTTGTTCTTCACTTAATGTTTCATCTTCTAAGTTAATAGCTTGTCTTTGATTTAATATCTCTCTTTGTTGTTCAAATGTAAGTGTATCAAATTCTTGACTTAATTCTAACTCCTCAAATCTTTTGTCTTGGTCTTCTTCTAATTTCTTTAATCTTTTTTCCTCATCTTGTTTATCAAACTCATCTTGTTTAGCTTGTAATCTTTCCGCTAAAGAAGTTTTTAATTCCTCTGTTAATAAACCTGCTAACCTTGCTTCTTCTAATAACTTTTCGTTATGTTC